AATCCGTCAGTTCACATCAAAGCAAGAAGGGTGGGGTTTTTGAAAGGAACCCCACAGAAACCTTTAGTGCAATTACGTACCTGAAGAGGTCGTAGCCGCTTCCGTCAGCGGGTTGCGCGAAATGTCAACCATGCAAACGTGAACGCGGAAACGAGCAGCACTTTCACCCGTTGAGCCACCATCAAGGATGAGGGCATCAATCGTGTCAGCACTGGTAAAGATACGTGCGTTGGAACCAGAAGCGCCAACAGCGGCTTCAAGGAACGGCGTAAAGCCAGCAGCAAGCACAGAACCGTCAACAAAACAGTCCACGTCACCGCCAGTTACACCAACGTCCAGAGTGACCTGAGCATTACCACGCGCTTCAAGAACTTCAAGCGCACCGGCAACAATCATGGTATCCGCAGGAACATCAACCAACTGGATGACATCTCCACCCGTACCGCCATCGGCAGTATCGTGGACCTGCGAAGTGATCACATAAGGAGAGGGCATCCGCGAAGGATGACCAACGGTTCCACCGCCATTGATGGTACGATCAATAGTAGCCATGATTCATCCCTCCCTTAGCTGTAGTCTACAATGCCGAGAACAAGCGACTCGGGGCGCAGGACTTTACGTCCATACACATGAAGACCACGAACAACGTCAGCAAACGAATCGGGGTCGCGAATCACTTCGGTCTTAGCAATTGAGTTAGCGGTTGCACAAGCGGAGATATGACCAGCGAGAACCACGTTCTCCCCAGAACCAACGCCAGAAACCGAAACCATGTCCGTGGTAGTCGTAGCATCAGCCGACTGCCGCAGAGCATTGGATTTGTAGAGCGTGAAGCCCATAATCTTCTGGTTAGTCACCAGACCATTACGGAGCGGCGAAACATCATCGCCCGTAACCTGAACTTCAACGATCTTTGCACCTGCTTTGTACAGGTTCTCATAGACACGCGGGGGCGCTACAAACCAACGGTTCTCTTCAGGAACGTCCTGCTCATCGAGCTTACGAGCCATAAGAGCCATGAGGTTTACAACGTCATCACCGGCATCAGAACCTGCAACAGTAACAGGAGTACCAGAAGTACCAAGGTTGGAGTCCGTTTCAATCGAACCGGAAGCACCTTTGATACCCGCGCCATCAAGCATAGCCTGAAGCACGTTTTTGTCGTAGTTACGCTTCAAGGAGAACGCACCTGAAGAGGTAGCCATCGCCTCAAAGTTAACATGTGATTGGCGTTCTTCGATATCATCGACTTTGAACGCAAACGCCTGAGCCTGATCTACTTCCAGAGTAATCTCGTCGTCAGCCAAGTCCTGCGGAGTAACCACAGCACCACGGGTGTACGCTGAGATGGAAACAGTCGGTTCTTTAATAATACGAACCGTGTCACCATAGTTCTCAATCTCCCCGGCGTAGTCAGTGTTCGTAATGTCTTCAACAACTGACGCACGGCGGAAAAATTTAAGAACTTTCTGGCTATAGATTTCGGCTTGGAAATTACCGGACGGTAGGTTACCGTATCCGGCGGATACACCAATAGCCATTTCCTTAACCTTTCTCTATAAGTTTAGCCATTTACGATACGACCCTCCGCGTTTGCCTGATCAAGCTCTGCTTCAAGCTTGTCAAACTCATGCGGTTTGAGTTTACGTATCTCTGAGGTTGTCCATACTTTTTTATTCTCGTTCTGATTAGTAGAAACTGTTTTAGCATTTGTTTTAGTAACAGCTTCTGCAGCAGAACGCTTAGGACGACCTCTTTTTTTGTTAAGCCCTTTATCGGCTTTGTACAAATCTAGAACACGGGAAGCCCACTTAACATCTGAACTATTATCAATAATACCGCTAGAGATACTAGGTGGCTGTTCATCCAACCAACCAATAAATTCTTCAGACTTTTTAATTTCTGGAAAGTCAGGATGAAGGGCTAGTAGCTCTTGATAAGCACTCTTAGCTTCTAGATGCTGCTCTCGCTGATTGAGTCGGTAGACCTCCTCTTTCAACTCCTCTAGCTCCTTTGAAGCTTTTTGTGTGCTAATCGTTTCAACAACATTATACACGTCAGGGTATTCTGTTTTAAACTGCTCTATGTCTGCGTTGGGTTGTGTTTCAGACATTTCATCGAAGGAATTTTCGATTTGCCTGTCCGTGGATAGCAATTCTTTTTCTTGCTTCCATTCTTGTAGTTTTGCATCATAGTGCTTTTTAAGATCATCATACCTTTTCTTGTAATCATGTTCTTCTTTTTTAGCCGCTATACTGATAGTTTCATCGTCAATTACGGGCTGTTCTTCTTCCACTTCTTCTTCAAGGGTAGCGTCCTGTGGGGCTTCTTCCTCGTAAACGTCTTTACGATATGCGCCCCTGTACGGGCCTTGAACAGTGTTTTCGTCTTGTACTTGAGTAGTCATTTTTCCTCCTTGCGGGGCCTCTATAGGGTAGCCGCAGTTGGGTTAGTCCAGCAGGGCCGCTAATCGCGGGTGGCTGCTAATCGACGTTGCCTTCTTTTCTCTCTCCTGTTTTTAACAGGATCAAAAGGCTTTACGTCTTCTTCTGGGTCGGTGTAGATAATCATCGTATCTGCACCTTGTCCACGCCTCCTGATATTTTCCGGTGTGGGAAGTTCAGAGTCGGGAATTGGTTGTAATCCTTGTTGTAATTTTTCTGTAGGGGTTGGTTCTAAAGTGCTAAGAGGTTCTGTTGTACCTCTTTTAACTGAAGACATATATGGAGTAGAATGAACATCTAAATATACTGTGTGTTTTCCAAAATCTCCTAGTTCTACAAACCTACCGCTGTTTACACGTTTATCAAAAAACTCTTGTCCCCTTTCGTTAGAACCTTTGCCTTGTTTAGCTTTTTCATTTTTATTGCGATAAAAAGTTGCTCCGCTTGTAATATCTTCAAGGGTTCCGTCTATTGCTTTTCTAGCTATTTCTAACGCTTTTTTCCATTGTTCTCCTTTGGTATTAGCCTCTTTGTATCGTTTATTATTATAGCCTGTAAATTCGTTGCCTGTGCCTGAAGGTAACTTTGCAGATATTACATCTCTAAAGGTAGTTTGTTCTGCAAAATTTGTACCCCTATCTTTGATACGATTAGAAACTACGTTAGCGACAACTGTCATCCCAGTTTCGCCCTCTCCCTCTGCTTCAGCTATCAATAATCTTGCAAGCATATCTGTTTCAGAATCAACCTTACCTCCCGGTGCAGCCCGTACAGTGGGCTGTGCTGGAGGAGCGCCCTCTTGAGGTTGTGTCTCCTCAAGCTTTTCTTCTGTCTCTTTTACGCCACGATTGTTTATTTTCTCTAGACGGTCCTCTCCGATTATGGGGACTAATCGTGGGTCTATAAACGCTTCTAGTTCAGATATGGCTCCCGGCACATCACCCTGTACTTGTTCAGATGGCCGTGTAATTTTTCCTACGTCAATCTTTTCACCCGTCAGTCTTTCGTAAGTATCTGCCGCGTCTTGAGTCATTTTAAGAATATCGCCAACGCCTGCGCCTCTAACTGCTGCAGCGTTTATGATAAAAGCACCTTCAGGAAAATTTACGTTTGATTTATCAGAAACTGTGTTTTCGTCTGTAGTCTCAACATTCTCATCGTCTATTATACCTGCAACTCCAACAGCACCCGGATCAGCTTCTTGAGGCATAGCTTCTTGAGGCATAGGTTCTTGGGGCATGGCTTCTTGCTGTAGGCTAACGTCAAGAGCAGCCATCACAGCATCAAGCTCTGGTTGAGATAGTTTATCAAAAGCCATCTCTGCAACATCTTGTTGTTCTGGTTCAAGAGCGAGAATGTTTTGATCTATTTGTTCTAGTGTTATTACTGCCATAAGTGTTCCTATACTAAAAATCGTCAAAGTCGGAATCGTCGTAGGAATCATAATCCTGTTCAGCGTCATCATAACCTACGGTGCCAGAAGGATCGTCATAGTCAAAATCTACGTCAGGAGCGTTTGTTTCATCAAACGCCTCGTCTACAGCAGCATCAAAATCTGATTTCGTACTATAGCCGCCAACCTCTTCTTCACTTACAGCGGTTGCTACCGTTTCCCAATCTGTATCCTCAAAACTATTATAGCCCATACCCTTAGCTGCCGCCGCTAGCCCTGCAGTTACAGCCATGTCTTGGTCAGTTCCAGTATAGGTAGATTTGCCAGTGATACCCATAACAGCATTGGCAAGACCGAGCGTCCCATAAGAAGGGTCTTGACTGTTGTACTCGCCGGGACCATAACCTGCAGCATTTTTTACGGCAGTATTAAAAGCGTCCATCGCTTCCTTTCTTTCTTTTTCAGCCTTTGTATTTTTTCTTGCTTCTTTCGCTTCTGCAAGAGTCATTCTACCTACGGCAGTGCGAGCGCCAAACCTTTCTAACTGCTCTACAGCCACTAAATCAACTGCACTTATTTTAGTAGAGTCCAACTCTGTTTTTACAGCGCCTATCTGTTCTGCTGTCATTGTTGCTGCATAAGCACTTACCAACTGATCAAATTCTTCAGTATTTTGAGTGTATGATAAATCTTTTAGTGATAGTTCATCTACATAGTTATTGTAGGCTAGCTCTTCAAAAGCAGCTTGATAGTCCATTGCAATATCTCTTGCTACAGCATTAGCCTCTGAAATAGGTCCTATCTGCGCGTCAACGAAATCTTGGACCATATCTACCTCTTCAGGATCAAGTCCTCCAAGAGTATTGTTTATTGCAGCACTTTGAACATCAAGTTGAGCGCCCATACCAAATGGAGCGTCATATGTAGCAGTCGCTCTTTCATAGTCTAAAGCAAAACTCATAGGCCCTAGACCGGGAATATCTACTTCGTTAAAACTAACCACGCTTCCAAAAGGTCCAGCGGTGAGTCCTATACCTTCTCCCATATCTATTGAAATACCGTTTTGAGCCTGCTCCATATTGTCTAGGTCAGCCTCAAATTGTTCTTCTATACTACTAAAAGGCCCCGGCAATATTGACGCCATTACATTAGTAAAGCCTTTTAGTATACTAGGAGCAAACTTCATTGGACCCGGCAGAAGGCTAGTAATCATTGCAGGGTCTACGGGTTGTCTAGTTGCTTCTTTTCCACGACCTTTAGTAATTGAAACAACGTCTACACCCTGAAAGTTAAACGAATGGACAGTGTTATTCCGCGTACCCTCTAAGTGCTGCCCTGCCGTTTCCATAAAAGCATCAAGACTCTGCACAGGATTTTCAATTATACCTGCAAAGGTATCTAAAAGACCTTGAATTGAACTTACGGCTCTGTCAGGCGTTGCTGCTATTTTATCAAAGTCTAAACTCAAAAGATCGTTAAGAGTTTGGATGCCCTTCATTACTGCCGCAGGAGTTCCAAAAATATTAGGATTCTGTAAGGCAGCAGTCAAAGAATCAACAGTTCTACCCGTAGCAATATTCAATGCCGCTGCAACAGCAGGGTCAATACTTTTTGCAAGATTTATGCCTGTTTGAATGCCTGTCTGAGTTATGTCAAGGTTTTGAATGTTCATCAGGTTACTAAAGGTATTTTCAAGACTTAGCGGAGATAGACCAACTAGTCCGAGAGAGCCAATGGCCTCTTGACTTAAAGTGCTAAACTCAGCTAAATCTGTAACTTGACCTTTATCACCAAGAGAGGGAGGCTCAACAAAAATGCTTTGCTCAAATGCAGGGGCCGCATCAAAATCTGAACTCCCACCGGAATCAGCGTCAGCTTGAATGGCACTTGGCACAAACTGTTTAGGAGGCGTATACGTAAGAGTACCCGCAAGACTAGCGGCCTGTAGCGGGTTAGGCGCTATCTCATCCACACCGGGAAGAACACTAACCTCCTTTGATGGCGCATCAAAAGACGCCACCGCTCCAGTGCCAAACAATTGACCTGCCTGTTGTGCTAAAGCACCATTAGCCATTCTTTACATAAACCTTTTGCTGTGTGTTAACCTGTTCCTTCAGGGAGAGGAGATGTTCCACCACCTGTATCTTGCCCTGAAGCTGGCGCATCTCTAAGTCCGATTTCTCCACCGCCAGCAGGGCCTGATACCTGCCCTTCAGTTCCTTGAGGTAATCCTCCAGACTGCCCCATGCCATTTGGTTGTTCACCAGCGGCATTAGGGTCTGACATGTTCCCTTGTCCAACATTTAAACCTCTCAACATCTCTGCAAAAATCTGTGCGTCATTCATATCGTTTACCAACAGATCAGGATCAATATCCTGTGCAATAGCTAGCTCCCTTACAAGATTTGGAATCTTGATGAACGGTGCCAACATGGGGTTAGCAACCGTCTGTAGCAGCGCAGTCAATCGCTGGCTACGCACTTCTTTCTGCATTACTGCAGCAGTCCCTTGAGGTTTGATTTCTAAATCACCAACAATGTCTATGTGGTCCTCATTAAACTGCATGTTCCAATGAAACAAAGATTCTCCCAAGGGTTTGAGAAGATAGTCGTCAATATTTTTTATTACAGTTTTAATACTAAGGTTGGCACCGCCTAGCAGCATACTTAGCCCTGCAGCGGTTCTGCCAGTTCCAGACACGCCCGTTTGTCCGTGCATAATGCTGGGCAGTCCAGTTTCTTCATCCGCTAGCTGCCTTGCAGCCTGATACATCTGAATGTTTTCACCAGCGGTATTGGGAAACTTTACAGAGTTGATAGCTGTGCCAGTGGTGCCAGACTGCCGCCTAAACACTTTACCCGGATAGATATCATAATTCTGTCCCGGCACAAGAGATGCTTCATCTACATCAAATACTACATTACCAGCTAATGCTAAGTTGTCAATAGCCATTCTTACATGACCATTCATTAACAACTGTGCATCTTCCATATTCTCTGGCACACCCACACCAAACAACTGATACGGATTAACCTCGTATGGAAACACTTGAAATGGTAGCCGGTAGGGTACAAACGGATTGAATACAGCGCGTAGAATATGATTTCCACAGACCCATATGTTTACAGGTATTTCGGACAAATCATCTATGATACCTTCTTCTAGACCAATCTGTGCAGCTAGCCTAGAGTCCAACATGCCCCAATACTCAAGAACTTCAAACCGAGTATTGCTAGACATCTCTTCCAAAGTTTCTCTACGAATAGTTTCTTCATAATACTTATCATCGTAGTTAGGCCCCATGCTCAAACATTCTGCAATGTTGTCAGGTCTAAAGTATGGTTTATCTGCTAAATCTCGTAGCTGAGATGCACTCATACGATGACGTTGAATTATGTATTCGCAATCGTCTACGCTTGTAGCCCTTGGGTCAGGAAAGAAATCCCAACAGCTAACTGACTCAATCCGAGGAACCACTCTCTTATAGGGAGAGTACTTTTTGTTTTCATCCCAGCGGTGCAAAGTTTTTGAGTCATTGAAGGGGCCTT